GACCGATAGTCTTCGACCATCAGCCCGACGTTCCACTCGTAGTGAGTGGAGTACGCCATGATGTGCTTGCCGTTCCCATCCAGGTCGACCTTGTCGACGCCAAGATCATGCGTCTGCAATCCGCCCATGTGGTTCTTGCCAAAGAACAGCGAGCACTGACGTTCGCCCCATCCGACGTAGAAAATGTCAGTCATGGTCGCGCCAGTGCCTCCGCCGGACACCACCTGGCCGAAGTTGTCCCCGCTTGTGCTGGAGTTGTACCGCTGCTTCAAGCCGGTGAACTCCTTGTGGTTCGTTGCACGGTCACCACTGAAAACGGTGTCCTCGACTTCTTCGGAAAGGCCGATGATAAACGCAGCCTCTTCCTGCATCCGTGCGGCACGCTTGTCGGGGGCACCGTCAACGTAACGCTTGGGGATGTGAGAGAAGATCTCGAGAGTGCCAGATGCATCCCAGATCTCTTCCGTTGTCGACCGCTCGCTTCCGACTCCTTCCGTCATCGAGGTCCACGTACCAGATGGGTACGTCTTCCGACTGACCGATGTGTTGCCGTTCGTCTCGTTGCCGGACTTCACCATCATTGACGCCAACGAGCGATTCGATTTCGCCGCGATCTCGATGATGGTCCGGGTTCCATTCTTGTCCATTCGCTTGACGCGCTCGTCAAATGTAAGGACGTCCGTTGCTAGAGTTGCCACTGCTAAATACCTTTCGATTTTTGCAGAGCATCAAGCACGCTTAATTCTGATAGGCCGAAGCCAATACGCTCGTTCGCAGACTAATTAGACGCAACACGGTTGGGCAAAGCATCTTCGTCCCATCCCATCTTTTCATGCGCCTTCTTAGTTTCCCAATCACTGTCGCCACCACCACCGTCACCGGGGCCGTCCAACGTGTCGGGTCGCGTTCCTTCTGCTGCCGCTTTAAAAAATGCCATGAGTTTAGGCTCGACGAACAACCCACGTTCTTGAAGCATGTCAATCACGCCCTCACCTAAACCCGAATCTTGCATCGACTTGCTTTTGACAACATTGCCTATGTAGGTGCCGACCATCTTCATGTTGGCCTCGAAATTCTCCGAGCTGCCACCTAGATATTCGCTGTCTCGCGCTTCTTGTTCTGACTTTTTGTCGCGCTCACTTTGCATCTGCTCCTGCTGCACAATCAGGTTGGGGATGATCCGATCAAGCATGTGGCTAGTCATCTTGTCTATCAGCTTCTGGGCAGTCTCTTGACTGGCTCCAACGTCTGAAAAGACCGCAGACCAACCTTCGGCATCGTCCTCTGTCCATCCCATGCCATCGGGCACATTGAAGTCGGAATACTTTTCAGGCGAACCAGCCGCTTCTTCGGGCTGTTGGCCTTCATCTTCATCCCCACTCCCCTCGCCTTCACTTGCAGTGGTTTCCTCTGAGCCACCTGACTCATCAGACTCTTCCGATGCGGCTAACGCTGCACTGGCAACCTGTGTGCCCATGCCTGCGCCGTCATCGCTATCGGTTGTTTCGTTTGTATCGACTGCCTGACCCGTGTCGACTGCTTCAGTCTCTGCTGAAGATTCCTCGACCGCCCCGCTTTCCTGTTCCTCGCTCATGCCTGTTCACCCCCTCGCCGTTGATCGTTGTCTATCTTGACTTGTTTTTCTCTGTTGAAATGCTCTGAAAGCATCAGCAGTGTCCCCGCCTCGTTCACTGCCATCGCGTAGAAGAAGTACTCGTATGCAATCGTCTGGGCAACGATGCCCTCTTCGCCAATAGGCCCGACAAGGAGGCCGAGCGAGTTGAGAAGCCCCGCAATGGCAGCCCTGCCGTCAACGTCTTGCATCTGATTCGCGAGCCATACTTCTTCAGCTTGGTCGATGCTCCAGTCTTTACTCATACGCCAGACACCGCGTCGAGCGCCGTTGTACCGTCACTGAGCGGCGTGTTGCTGAGTGTCTGGGCCGTCTTGGCCTCTTCCTGCTGCCGCTCTTGAGCCGCCTGTTCCTCTGCCTGTTGCGCCCTCTGCTGCCGACCCTCATCGCGCTGCCTTGGGTCAACCTGCAACTTCGGATTGACGAAGAACCCCTGACGCAGCTCAGTCGCGAGTAGATCCAGATCTAGGTTGTCACTAGCAGGAGCCCGTCCAGGGAATGACTGGTCAAGGGTTGCCATTGCATTCGCGTATCCCATCGCTGCATTCGTCAATGATGAAGCCTGCTCGAGCGATAGCTGGTTTACGAAGTCGACGCGGAGCTTCAGACCTTGGAGAACCTCCGGCGGTTCCTCGAACTTGCGATCGCGCTCTGCGTAATCCCACATGACTTCAACCATATGACGAAGCGATGTGTTGACTGAGCGAAGCAGCGGTCCAAGCAGTGACGCTGCTTCAGCCCTGCGCTCTTGAACTTCGGGAATGGTCATGTTGTGGTTGCCCGTCTGGTCGAGGATCGAAAACGTCCTGAACACAGATGCGCCTGATATCTCTTGGATCTTGCGCTCCCGATCTCGCGTGGTGTCCTTCATCTCCTGGTAAGGGAACTGGACCTGGAAGGTTGGCCGGATCGCGTCAGACCTCTGCCCTCGGTATCGGTTGATCCCGTTCATCCTTCCGTCTGCACGTCGCAATGCATGAGGCACGTTCAGCGGGGGCGAGATCATCTTCCCCGTACCCTTGGCTAGCTGCTCCTCTTCCTTCTGCAGTTGACGTGACTCCGGCAGCACCCGCATTCCGCGAGCGTATCCACCGTATACCTGTTCGCCCACTGCACCCGTGATGATCGTGACGATGGGGAACATGTGCATCCCGCCAATCTTCAGCGGAGGCTCGTTGTCACCAACGCCGTCTTCCCATGTGATCGACCGGAACCTCATCCCGCGCCAGTCAAGGAAGTTACGGTCGCGGTCGACGTTGGGCTCGATCAAGTTAGAGCATTTGACGAAGTGGTCTCGCTCTGCACCCGAATCAGCGTTGTACTTTTCGCGAGTGGCCCGACTCACTGCATTGATGCCGTAAAGCTCGACCAGTTGGCGCACGGTTCGCGCATATCGGTACAGGCATGTATCAGGGGTTCCATCACCGCCGTTCGCTAGCTGGAATGATCCAATAGGCAGATGGGTCGCCTTGAACGTGTTGGTCGGGTGTGGGTCAAGACGGAATGCAGCAGTGCCAAACGCCGCCGCTTCCGCGTACCACTGCGGCATGGTGTCATAGACGTTCGAGTCATTGATCAGGCTGTAGAGAGTCCTGAGCTGACGCCAGACATGGTCCTGTATGGTCTTGTCGTCCTTGAGGTCTTCGTCTTCAGGCGTAACTTGAATCCATGGCAGCGCGGGGTTGCTGACCGAGTTCATCATGCCCGAAGCGACTGTGTGTATCGACTCTTCTGGCATCCCGTTGTTGATAGCCTGATTGATCCTGCCACCGTGGTTCGGGTCGTAGTCCCGCGACTCTAGATACTCGCCTCTGCGGTTCAGACAATACCGCGCAATGTCTCGGAAGTGAGCACGCCAGCCACCAGTCTCGAATGCATCGAGCAGTGAGCCAGCCCTACCCTTGGCCCGCTTCATGATCCTCATCACATTGGGAGAGGCTTCCATCAGATGGAGCCACTCAGCGAGCCGGAGTTGAGTTGCTGGCGGGCCAGGTGAGACGGATCGAACAAGCCGGTAGTAGCAGCCTTGAATGCTTGACCCGAGGCAGCTTTCCCCGCGCGCTGTTTCTGGCTGGCAAGGTTCTGAGTCGACCGGGATACCTTTGTGTCGGCCAGTGCAGCCGCTGAAGATCCCTGTGCGGCTGCCCTCGCTTCTTCGTCGGTGGTGTAGTTCAACCCTGCAATATTCGCCTGAATGATCGCGGCGGTCTGGCTGATATTGTTGAAGCTAGCGCCTGGGTTGAGCGAGTATTTACTTGTGTCGCCACGGGTGATAAGGAACTCTGTCAGGCTTTCGACGCCAAAGCCATGCTTCTTCATGCCCTTTGCAGTCCCTTTTTTGTCCTTCTTTGCGAATGAGTACAGTGCCCGCTCTGCGGCTGCAGACCCGTACTGGTCAACGATGTGCTGATACTGGTTCGTGGTGAGCTTCTGATCCTTCCCGCCCTGTCTTTCGGCTTTCAAATTATCGTTGACTCTTTTGAGCGACCCGGCTGTCTGGGATGCGAATCGGTTTGACAACCTCCTGATCCGGTCTGCCCTTGTCGCCGCCTGACCTTGCTCGAATGGATCGCTAGCCCAATGTGCCATTAGAACTTCTCCTTGCGGTCACTGCCATTCAGGTGACGCATCCGACTACGCCAATCCCTCTTCGCCTGGGTGTGTGAGCCTGCGCTTTCATTCATCCCGTCTTCCTCGTTCCATTGATTGAAATCATCGTTGACTCTTTCGTTGTTCATTGAACCCATGTGCTCGATCGAGATCAGCTCGGTGGTCTCATAGGCATGGGTCAACATGAATGCATCCGCGATGTCGGGTGAAGCTTCACCGCGCTTGAGCAAAGAGATCTTCGACTCCATCTGCAGCTTCGACGATGCGTTTGCAATCACCTCAAGCACCGTCAGCTCAGACTTGAATCGCTCGTCATTCCACAGCGCCCCACCGTCTTGAATCCAATTCTTGCCCTTGAGCCACATGTCCGCACGCTTATTCAGGTTGCGCTCTGGGAACTCAGATGAACTGGCAGAGTGGACGCCGACAATATTAAACCCGAGCTCAAGTAGTCGGTCGACGATCGGGCCGCCGAGCCCATCAGCATCACCGTAGATGATGTCCGGCTGCAGTTCTTTGAGACGGTGGGCAAGCTTGGACACCAACACCATCGAGTCAGTCTCGCCCTTGTAGATGTCGGGCTGGTGGAGTTGGCCGTCCTTGCCTCGACGCCAGTACATGACGGTCGAGCAGTTGCCGCTACGCGCAAAGTCGATGCCGCAGATCAGCGGGTCATCAGCCAGTGACACACCATCCCGAGCCATTGCCTTCTCAACGTCTGGCGTTGATATGAACTGCTCTGCAGATGCCCGTGGAAACAAGCCACGCACTCTGATGCGAAAGAAGTCGGAGTCTTCGCCGTGCTCTTCAGCCCACTGCTGCATCAACTCCTTGTTCGTACCCGGCACGTCACGCGAATCGATCTGGCGCGAGTGCCAATAGCTCGATCGCTTGCCAAATGTTTCGTAGAAGAATCCAGAGTTGCGAGTGGGGTTGCCCCAGGCGAGGTGAATGATCTGAGTGTTCTCGTCGGTCTTCGCGCCGTCGATCACTTCCCAGATGATTCGAGGTATTGCGCTCGCTTCATCAAACTGGAGGAGGATACGACGGTCCCTGTTATGCAACCCCTGGAACGCTTCAGTATTCTGTTCGTTCCAGGGGGCAGCCTGGGTTGCCCAACTTTTTCTATCACCTGATTCAGACGAGAACAACTGCGTTGCCGTCCAGGTGAAGAAGGGCCGCGAGATGCTCAGGTTGTGCCACTTAGACATCTCTGCCCAGGTCTTGTCTTTTAGCTGGTCCAATGTGTTCGCAGTAGTCACGCCGCGAGCGTTACGCATCGTCGACATGTTCCAGTCATTCAGCATCGCGGTGAGAGCAGACTTGCCAATGCCGTGCCCCGAAGCCACGCTGATCTGGATCGGCATGATTGGCTTCTCACCACTGCGGATAGCCTCAAGCTCATCACGAATCAGCGTTGCAGTCTCGATGTGCCACTTGTGTGGTTCAGCCTGCGCCAATGCAGTGCCCGACACTCCCCACGGATATGCGTGTTCAATCCACCGGACTGGGTCATTCTGGCAGGAGACAGCGAACTCCAGATACCTGTCTACGTCGGACTGAGCGATGTCGGAAGTAGCGGCGCTCATTCAACCACACCTAGCCTTGCGGCGATCTCGTCCATGCGATTGCCGAAGTTGTGTGAAACCTCGACCTGCTCTGACCATGCCTGTACTGCCCTGTGCCGACCTGCTTGTGACACTGCCTTAACCCGGTCATGCAGTTTTAGATCGACCTCTGTGATCTCGTTACCGTAGGTGTCGTAGCGCGTTGTGGTTTTGATCGACGTGATCTGCGCAGCGACATCATCCGGCAGTGCCGATATCTGGGCTAGCGAGATGGGCTCGCCGTCGACGATGAAGTTCTTGACGTTGGTACTGCAGAGCGGAATGAGGTCACGCAGTGCCTGGTCGGCGTCGTACTTGACCCGCTGAGACCGAGCAGCTTCAGCAGCGTTCACAGCCGCCAGAATATTAGGTTTGGTTAGCAGCCGCGATGCTTGTACAGCCGCCCCGTTCGGGGAGTACCCGGCGCGGATTGCGGCCTTTGTTGCAACCCCGTCGACAGCGAACTCGTCGACGAACCGGCGCTGCCTCAGACTGAGCTCTGCACAGCCCGACGCAGTCTTGCGCTTTTTATTTTTCTTCACTGCCGGCAAGCAAACCCCGAGTCACTTGAACTTCATCGGAATTTAAGACCCAAAAACAGTACAAGTCAACACGGCAATTGTCTCGTTATACCCGAGCCCGATGATGTGCCCTAAACCCCAGCGTTTCTGGTTACTTGCAAGGTGTGCTGGAATAACAGCCCCCAGAGTCGACCCCAAAAGTCGCCCCAGTCGACCTCAAAAGTCGCCCCTGGTTGTGCGGGTATTGCGTGTAGGTAGTGAACCAATCCCACTGGGTTTACTTCTGAAACTAGTCACAGCGGACTTAGATGCTCTCGCCGGGACAGCGGGACAGTTAGCGGGACAGCCCCACCACTGGGTTTACTTCTGAAACTAGTCACAGCGGACCTAGATGCTCTCACCGGGACGGCGGGACAGCTAGCGGGACAGCCCAGCAGACGGGGTCAAAGGTGCCGTGACCCCGTCCAGAATCGATCTTGTACGGGTGCAGGGGCCTCGTGCACCCGTTGACCTAACACCTGATCCATGAATCCAACCGCCACCAGACTCGATCTGGTACGCAACCAGACTCGATCTGGTACGGGGTCAAAGGTGCCGTGACCCCGTTGACATAAGGTCTGATCCATGACTCCAACCGCAACCAGACTCGATCTGGTACGGGGTCAATGGCACCGTGCCCCCGTTGACATAAGGTCTGATCCATGACTCCAACCGACTACGACTGGGGTGTCGCGGTTCAAGCACAGAAGCACCTAGAGCACGGGCTGCGAAACCTAAAGCAGACCGTGCTGCTTCAAGACGCCGAGGCCGAAGCTCTCGTCGAAGAGGTGCAGAGGACCAAGGCTGAACTGCAGCGCCTGAAGATCGAGATCAGGACCGTGCTAACGGTGCTCGGTGGTATGGCGAGCACTGCCGCCTGGTTGTTCCGGTAGTTGGTTATTAGGCTGGGTCGTACTCGACGTGGAGGTGGTCGCTTTCCAAGACAACGTCGTACCCGTCCCCGAGCCGGATTCTGATCTCTCTCGCAAACCTTACCTGCTTCGACAGGATCATATCCCGAGTTCGCACATCCAGGGCCGCCCCAGTCACATGCAGTGATGGGAACTCATGCCGTTCTACCGCACCCGTGATCACAAGTTCGATCGAGAACTCGCGGGCTACGGCGGCCATCACACTAACCGCAACCGACATGGCAATCGCGGGGGAGTGGAACCTAACGCCATCTTTCACGAGGAGCATGACGCGCGCTCCTTGAACTGAGTGATGAGAAGGCACGCATCAGATGCGCGGAGTAGAACGCATGGCAGTTCGTCGACCTGGAAGTCTTCTGAGGGCCAGTCGATCTTTGCGTTGATCAGCTTGAGGTACGACACTGATCTCATGATGCTAATCGAGTCCCGGTAGGGGGCTCTGTTCTTGGCAACGAACGCCATAGCTATATCAAACGGGCTGTCGATCGCGGCTTCGGCTTGAAGCAGCGCGTTTGACATATCGCTTGGCAGAGGGTTGACCAACTTCTTGCATTCGAGCGAGAAGCCTTCAAGAATGACATCGTTCATCCCCGAGCCCTGGAATCCCCTGCCAGTGTGCGGGCCACGTCTCGAGCCGCCCACTTGCTTTGAAACCCATCGCTCGAATTCCTTCCACGCCGTGCTCTTTGTGTGCATCCGTTTCGCCCTTTTTTTTCGCGCTACAAACGCAGCGTCCCTCGCTGCCACCCCTTTCGCGCCTGCAGGATAGAAGCCACCTCCCGGTGGAACCGTCCCCTCACACAACGTCATCGTCCTGATCGCGGTATCCCGAGCCTTCCCGCAGCCCAAATTCCGACACAGTAGATTCTCGTCGAATGTGTGTCCGTAACATGGAGGAAGGTCGCTGCCCTCCGTCCGTTCGGTATCGCTGCTCACTTATAATGGGCCCCCCCAGACCAGATGACAAAAGACTTGCGAACCCCGCTAGTCACTGGCGTGATCCGATGCAGCATGTACGACGGGAAAACTACAACACAACCGGCCTGACGTGGTGCCCGGAAGTAGTTCGCATCAAACAACTGTCCCCCTTTGAAAAACTCCAACTCGCCGCCCACGTAATCGTCTGCGGCTGAGAGTTGTACTGTGATCGAAACTTTTCTTAATGACATCAGTGCTGGGCCGATGTCCTGGTGCCAGTCGTACTTGCCTTTGTCGCTGGCTAGGTACTCCGTGTATTGCACTTGCTCCGGCAGCGACTCAAGATCGAAGTGCCAAAGCGCCTCATTCGCACGCCAAGCGTAGACCGATAGCTTTTCGTAGAGCCAACTCCAATCCTCGCTTTGTGGAATCCACTTGATGTTCGATCGCCTTGTCTCCACTACACCGCCACCAGCAACGGTAGCCTCGGTCAGCGGCAGCAGCGCAACACCAGCCTCTATCCGCTGAAGCTCATCCGCATTGAAGCCATCCAGAAAGTAGTAGTAGTTTTGCGCGTCCGTTTCCTCGCGCGGATAGATGAGTTGATCCCTTATCACTTGAATGTGTCGTCACACTGATTGAACTTGCAGTTCAGCCAGTCGCGATAGTAGGTTCCGAGTGGCCCTGACGGCGTCGAGCGTGAAAGCATTACATCGATATCCACGAGTGAAGGGTTCTGAGCGTCCTTGCATATTGTGACACAAAGATCGCTTTTATACTCGAGGGCAGCCCCCTTGATTTTTCCATCCCGCGTGGTCTCGGAGACGGCTAGGAATGCAATCCTACCGCCCGAGTTCTTCGTGGCCCGCACAGCAAAGTTTCGCCACAACGCAGAGGCCGACCAGTAGTCGATCACTTCGTCGCCACTCCCGTCGCTAGACAAGTCAATCAATGCGTTGATCGAGTCGAGTACGATGAGAACCTTATCGTCGCCAGGTTGGATGGCTTCGCGAACCCGGCTGATCGCATCCCTGGGTTGGAACGTGTAGTCCGGCGTCACCAACGTCATCCTCTCCGCGAGCTGCTCTGGGATCTTGCCATTCGTTTTGCGCATGATCGTCATGATCGCTTCCCGCCTATCCAACTCTGCGTTTATGTACACACAGCGCCATGCTGCATCCGACAGACATGCCTCGACGGCGCAGTTGAAAGCGAAAAGTGTCTTGCCTGCCTTGGCATCCCCCGCGCAGGTAGTGAGGCCATAACCGCCACCGCCTGTCATCCTGTCTAACGCTGTCACCCCGGTACTGAACCTCGGCTTGTGGGACTCAGGGACATTCACGAGCGGATCTACGGCGCTGTTTTCGTCCGGCGTCCGAATCGATTCGGACAAGACCCTCACAAGCTCAACCGCAGAATCGTCGGAGGGCTGACCTGGCCGTCGATAGAATTCCAGCTCGACCATGAGCGCATCGATGTCCGGCAAGGGACAGCCTACCTGCATGAGCCCGTCCTCGAACTCACTCAGATTTGGAATCGTCTGGGCGAATGCCGGTCGATCATCAACAGCCATGCCATTGATCACCTCCAGGTAACCACGCGCCTTACCGTTGTCATGCAAAGGCATCGGAAGCCTCCTTGATTTCTTCTTTGGAGAATTGCGGCTTAGACTGCTCGCGCTTTGCGGCAGCAGCAAACAACGCAGCTTGCTCGTAACTCAGCGACTTTGAGATCCAGCTCCGAGCCGTTGAGATGTCATCAGGCCGAAGTCGCTTCCACCAATTGGGCCTAGCTTTCCCGACATTCTCAGCCAGCGTCCCACGGTCCCGCATCTGTGGCACCACCCACTGCCACCAAACTTGCACGTCCTCGGCGGTGTGCGTGACACCGTTTGGCTTCACGGCGATCATGTTTTCAATCGTCTCATGCGGAAGCAACGGCGTACTCTCTGGCCTCTGCCAGGAGTACTCGTCCTCTCCCTGGTCTTCGTTCTGTGGTCTTAGGTCTGTAGGGAGCGGTTTTCGTCCATTACCAGACACAAAGCCCTGCTTCTTCGCGAGGTTACGGATGGCAACTCGCCAGTGGCTACCGAGAGCCTCCGCTGTAACTGGTGATCGGCCACCGAGAGCCTTCGCTCCAGCTTCGCAGTGTCTGAGGAACGCGCCCCAACGAACGGATGCCGCTCCAGCAGAATCACAGCCGGTCACCACCATCAATTCCGCCGCACTCATATGGAATCGATTACCCGTCTTCGACGCATACTTCTGCACCGCGAGTCGACCCAGCTCACAGTAGATCGCCCGGTCGATGATATTCGCCCACATGACAGCAGTGTTCTTATGCGAGTCGATCGACAAGTGAATCTTGAAATGCGGTTTTGGTCTAGCCATTAGTAGTCACCCCCCAAAGCTACGGTCAGCACTATGCCCCCCCTGCTCTCTTGGTCTTACTGGCTGCGCGTGGTGCGCCCTTCTGCTTGGACTTGGGCACTGGGGCCCAGTTGAACAGTTCGTCGTACCTGACGCGACCTCGGCTGGTCTCGACGATCTTCTTCGCGAGCTTCACCGAGATGTTCTCACCCGGCTGGTTGATGATTTGAGACACCCGTTGCCGCGTGACCCCAATCTTCTCAGCGAACTCAGCGTTGGTCAGCTCCATGCTTTGCATGTAGCGAGTTACAGGATGGCGCTTGTTTTGAGTCATGAATCGCACATTCGCGCAGTTAAGGGTTATTTGCAAATTCTTTGTGAAAAAGATTGACCTCCACTCAACCGTGTGCAAATATGGCTTACCTACACGGCGATTCAAAAAAAAGTCAACACAACGGAGGCAACAACATGACCCACATAACGATCGTAACTGCTCACATCGACGACACCCGCACCGTTAACCTCCTCGCCGCGATCCTTGAAGCGGCTGGCGCGAAGGACCTACGCGAACTGCGTAACGGTGTCAGCGCAAACTTCGACGACGCAGACGTTGCTAGAGATACCTACGACGGGATTATCGCACGCGCCAAGGATGACTGGGATCTTCGTCAGCGGCTGGGTGGAAGCACTATTCGTGAGGTTACCCCAACCGTGTTGAAGTACGTCGAGTCAGATACTCACGGAATTAGTTGATGCTCGACCCCATCCACGCGATGGGGTTCATGGATCGGCTAGACAAAACAAACCAACACAACGGAGGCAACAACATGAAACCAGCGGCAAACCAAGACATACGATGGAAGGGGATCGACATCCTTCACTGGGAGGAGGACGGGTATCACTTCGTATCTGTAGCCAAGGGTAAGCACTCCGCCCCACTCGACGCAGCCATAGGCGAAGGGTGCTGGGACGATGGCGATAGCAGCGGCGAGTTCCCAATATCCGATGATGTGATGGATCTACTCAAAGAGATCGAGAGATCGTATATCGAGGCTGATTTGTTTTAAGCCCTGAGCGATTCGGTGTCCCGCTGCGCTCAGGCAGGCAGCAGGGATCGCGAACCACTCACCGCAAGACAACGGGAGGCAACAACATGCTGACGAGACTTCAAATCGCAAAAGGTGTTATGGCCCACGCCACAGAACACTACGAAGACGGGTGGGACGCAGTTGTTGAATGCTTCACCCCGGTTGACTTGATCATGTTCTGGGACTCAGTGAACTATCACCCACGGACAATCAACGGTGCGATCAAGTGGCAGAAAAAAAAGGAAGACCACAGAAACGCTGTTGCCGCCGACATTGTTGCGGCTGGCGAATAACTAACCCGCAAGACAACGGAGGCGACACGATGACAGACACAAATGGCGGCGCGATTAAGAGCATAACGTTTGAAAGATCCGAAGACTGCGCGCTATGTGGCGAACGCTTCCACGGGGCAGATATTGCCGGGTGGCTTCGCGAACGCGAAGACGGAACATTCGTCCATCAGATGAACTGTATTCGCAAGACAACGAAGGCTTAGTCGATGCTCGACCCCACCTTCGGGTGGGGTTCATGGATTGACTAACTAACACAAACCAAGACAACGGAGGCAACACAATGAGCAAGAAGCAGAAAGAGGGCGTCGAAGCAGTCAACACCTGCATCCAGTTCGCCTACAACGCAGACGGTGAAGAGTTCGCTCAGAGGATCTACGGGCGAGCATTCGATGACCAATACGTGAAGGCGAAGTTTGCAAACATGCGGAGCGACTTCGCTCGGTACTGGGGCTCGCTCGATACCTATAACCGGCATCGGTTCATGGACGCGGCGATTGCACGGGCCGAAGAACAGAAGGCTGAAGCGAAGCGATTCGCAGCGAATCAACGCGGTGTAGGGGAGGCGGTACGATGAGTCGAATAGAAACCTTTGCGTCGATCAAGACGCGATACTTCGGCCCGACCGATCACAAAGGAAGCCGGATCTTGGCAACCGACGAAGGTGCATTTGGGAACAAACGCAGACGGCTGGTCATCGGATACGATCACGGCCTGGACGTTGCTGAGAACCACGCGGCAGCCGCAGGGCGATGGGTCGAGAAGTTCATCAGCCCTTCCGGGTGGGCAACTGTCTCAATGCCTGGGTTGGCGTTCAATGGCGACTACTTCTGGACCTGGGAGCACGGGCCGGAAGGGGGTGCGAAGTGATCAAACAATCCGAGATCGAAATCATCGTCAGTCTAGCTGTCGAAAGAACAATCATCGCCATCAGCTTCAAAGAGAACGAAAACTTCTTGACCGACTTGGAAGCGGATCTTCGCGAGATGCTTCGCGAAGAACTGACAAAGGCCGGTGTCGCGGTGCAGAAGAAGCGGCGAGCGCGCGTTTACTACCGCGAAGGTCGCGACCAAGCCGCATTCCGACGCGAGGTTGAAAGGTACTTGCCCGCGCATTTCGAGATTGTTGACCCGAAAGTTCTTGAACAAACCGCTGGCATCCCACTCGATGACAACGGTCTACCCGAACACATCCTGATCGAAGGCTACGACCGCGCAGGCTGGACGCTTGATGGCTACGTCATCCCTCGGCTGGGCTCTGGTCTGATCTTCGCAAAAGAGGTCTCGCTGTGAAGTTCGTTGCACTCGATATCTCAGCCGCCACAGCACACAACCGCAAACGATTGCGGAGCGGCAGGGTTTGCATCGCCATCGCTGCCATCGCTGCCATCGTGATTATCGCGATTCGCAATTTGCCATAGAACTTACTACTCCTTTGGGGGTAGAAAGAAAGCCGGATTTCCCGGCTGCCAGGGCCCGAAAAGGCCAACTGAAACTGAAACTGAAACTGAAAAGGTAAATGACATGAATATTAAGAGCGCGTATCCATCACCCCACATGAAAGCATCCGATTTGGACAACGAGGAATTCAACCTGACGATCTCGCATGTCAGGATTGAAACGCTAGGGCACGGCGCGGATCAGGACACAAAGCCGGTGCTTTACTTCTCTGACTCGCCGTTCGGCTTCCAGAACGGCACCAAGGGTTTGGTGCTGAACGTGACGAACTCGAACACCCTCTCGGATGAGATGGGCGACGAAACGGACAACTGGATCGGGGAGACCATCACCGTGTATGCGTCGAACGTTTCCTTCGCTGGCAAGACAGTGGCAGGTCTTCGGGTGAAATTCCCTCAAGCACCGGCCAAGGTCACGCCACCCGTAGGACCGGCGCATTCAGGCCCTCCCTTCTAGACTCTGCACATCACTGACCGACAGCAATGGTCAGCAACAGCCGGACAGCACCGTCGCCGAGCCTCCTCGGTGCCACTTCTCAGTGAACACGGTGCTGTCCGGTCAGGAGGACGCAATGATTGAGCCAAGGCCGATCAATGAGATTGCCGCCGAGATCAGGCGGGAGTGGAAAAAACCATACTTCGGAGCGGTTCCATACCTGCATGCGATGAGTTCGCTGGTCAGCGTTGATGACTATTACGGTGCCGATAGCGGGCACTCTGTTGTCACGTACTTCCTGGCGAATGCCTCAACATTCAGGGGTGAATCCGCTCGAAATATCAAGAAAGAACTCAAAGCTCTCACAGGGGGGTTCAGTTGATGGAATACCGAGGATGGAACATCGCGCCAGACTTCGGGCCGACTCCCGACCGAAGCCAAGACTACGAGTTCTACCACCCGGATTTCGACGGACCCGGTGATCGCCGACATGGAAGAGCCGCGTCGGTCAGGGATTGCATGATGCTAATCGACGAGTTTCTAGACACAGTGGAGAAGCCCACCGATGAACCGACCAAACAGCAAAGGGCTGACAAGTGAAAAAAAATCACGCAGGGAATAGCCAATCATCTCAATCCGAACTGAACTTCATCAGTAATCTGGGCACGGGCGAGTACGCCGCAGTCCATGCCCCCAAGCTGGAACCGATCGAGCAGCTTGAGCAAAGGATCAAGATGCTGCGCGGCTACATCTACTCAGTGCCGCGAAGAAAGTATTGGTGGATAGCAGCGATCCCGTCACTGTATGAACGCGAAGCCCGCAAGCAACTCGCTGTCGCGCTTCGTAAGAAGCTGATCAGCGTAGACTGAACGCCGGATGTTCCGGCTCAATGGCACTCCAGATTGTTGTGGTCGATGATGGTCTGGGGTGTCGAGGGAGAAGAGAGATGAAAAATGTCTGCGTGGGCGACACCTGGCTGATAAACCGTGGCATCGACAGGCCGCGCGAACCGGGCCTGGTTACATCCGTCTTCAGCGCGCAAAGGACGGTCGCCGGTAAGGGATGGAATCAAGGACAAGACACCTGGGCGCGGCTGGAGTGTCCTAGCTCAGGCAAGAAGTATGGAACCTACAAGATCGAATATCTGGTCCAACTTCTGCAGAGCCGTGAAGGCCATGAGCGCGTCAAAGAGCGACTGACCCGGCCAGAGCCCTCACGCGGAAGTGAACAGCCCGGGCTCTTCGACATGCCAACCCAGGCCGAAGCACTGAAGGGTCAGCAGGATGGGCTCCAGCGGTCGACCAGTCGGAGTGGTGAGGACTGGCTCAACTACGCCAAAGAGTTCCTGCGCGTCTATCTGCTCGATCATGAAAAGCTGTTCTGCGATGATGTCTGGGATTCAGGGCTCGAACGTCCAGCCTCTCCCAGGGCCTTCGGTGCTGCCATGAAGCACGCAAAGAAATGCGGCTGGATGGAGGAGGCGGGTGAGTCGCGCAAGTCGAAACAGGCGCACATGGCAATCCGGGTGGTTTACCGCTCGCTGATCTGGAGGAGGGGATGAATGAGCTGGCATTTCCTATCCGATCCCTCGACCTCTTCGCCGGATCAGGCGGCGGCATCTTGGCAGGAAAGCTGCTTGGATGGCGCACCGCCTGCGCTGTTGAAATTGATCCCTACTGCCGGGACGTGCTCCTCGCCCGACAACGCGAAGGGCACCTCGAGCCCTTCCCCATCTGGGACGATGTCACCACCTTCGACGGGAAATCGTGGGCTGGAGCAATCGACGTCATTAGCGGCGGATTCCCCTGTCAGGACATCAGCGCAGCCGGGAAGGGTGCAGGCATCGAAGGCGAGAAGTCTGGACTCTGGGCTGAGTTCGCACGCATCATTGGCGAAGTTCGACCCCGATACGTCTACGTGGAGAACTCCCCAATGCTCACTTCTCGGGGACTCGGAACCGTTCTCGGAGACTTGGCCGCGCTGGGGTTCGATGCGGATTGGGGAGTGCTGGGCGCGCACCATGCCGGCGGCAATCACAAGCGAGATCGCATCTGGATCGTGGGAAAGCATCCCGACACCAACCGCGAGCGAAGGTGCGGGCAAGAGTAGCCACGCCCGCACATGGTCAACAACCTACGCGAGCCTTCATAATTACGCGATGGGCAAAGGCAAGCAAAATCCAAAGTGGCTACCCACTCCGACAACGAAAGCGCACACGTTGACTCGCGCAAAGGCGGCGCGATATCTGCGTAAGGGTCGATCAGGCGATTTCACGGAGGCGATGAGCGCGGTGGTATTTCCGACTCCGAACGCAAGCCGCTACGGGACAAACGTGGGCGGGGGCATGGGAAGAACGGGAAAGGTCAGACCCTCCCTCGACACAATGGCGAGTAAAGATCTTTGGCCGACTCCGACCGTGCAAGACGCAGCCAATAACGGCGGGCCTTCGCAGCATCTACGAAATAGCAAACCCCTAAACGCTGCGGCCGGCGGCGCACTCTCCCCCAACTGGGTTGAGTGGCTAATGGGATGGCCCATCGGCTGGACTTCACTCGACCCACTGCCCGCCGCAGACTTCGCCGAGTGGCAAACCAAGATTGACGCAGGGGAATGGTGGCGGGATGACCCGTCACTCAAGCGGAGCAGCGGTGAGCTCGTGCCCCGCACCACTCCAGGCGTGCCGAACCGGGCAAAACGTCTGCGGGCCATCGGTAACGGTCAAGTGCCGAGCTGTGCAGCCCTAGCCTGGGTGACGCTCTGCAGGAGCTGAGCGCCCGCTTCTCCGTATGGGCTCGGCCCCCAGTCTTCGATTGGCGGGCAAGCGCAGTCATGCGCGTGGGAATCATGGATCTTGCACCAAAAATCCCCGCACCCGCATGGCACCCAGGAGGCTGTGGGTTGGCTCATTGATCGTCGATCTCCTGCAGCGCAGAGCACATCAATTCGACGCGGCCAAGATAGTCTGCGGTGGCTGTAGGGATCTGCTCCGACAGAAGCTCGACAATCATCGCGTCCGTAGGTTCAGGACACAGGGGGATCGATTCGATCGTCAGGGGCTTTGTACAGCATCCGAGCCCGGAGCCGAGCAGCAAGCTCGCGACCGCGAGGGATCGCACGCGAAAGCTCAGCGAGCGCGCGCCGCGAGATCCCGATCTTAAAAGTTCGCGCATCAACATCACCCTCCAATTTTCCCCGTGCCCTGGCTGATCGAAGCCAGCCCCCGAGCGAAAAAACTAAGCCCACGCAAGACACGATCAGCAGCGCGATCAGCTCAGTCATCTCTGTTTGATGCTTTGTTTATGTTTCCCCCCAAAACATTCACGCAACGCATCAAAAAGTCGCTGATGATATTGTCACTTTTGTTCGGCGTCATCGTCGCGATGACAGAAAATACCCCGACAATCGAGACGGCGACCTGCAAGATTCCAGCCCAGTCCAGTGCTTTTAACGTCTCCAAAAAATCCATTTCATTCTCCTTCTTCTTCAGTTTTCAGCGAGCCGTTCGACCGCTGCGACTCGTCGACCGAGTCCGTTCGTCCAATCGTTCTATCCATCCTGCCGTGCCGTCATGTGACATCCTCGACTCATGACGCTCAATGCGATTCGATAGCACGGAATAAATCGAGCCGATCGATGTCAGACTAACGCCGCAAACAGCAACAATAATCGTAATCGTCTGCCGCCAGCCGTTGAATGTTGGCCTGTCCTGCTTCGCCTCGATTCGTCGAAGTAAGACAATGACATCATCGTCCATCAGGGTGCGCCGCAGTCCACGGTATGAACACGCAAGTAGGTGGATGCACCAGTTGTCAAAGTAAAGGCTCCAGTTGTTCCTTGGGCGACAAGACCCAAGCGCGATGCTTGTACAACTTGCCCCTCCCAAGCGTTTTCATTGCCGATTCCGTTGAATTTGCTTGCTTGATTTACAGCCCCGGCAAGAGATTGGTCTGATGTCCCAGGTATCTTTCCTCCAAGGGTCATGTCCGTGCCGTTACTAAGACCCGTGCCAAGCGCAGTCACTGTGGTTAGGATTGATCTCGCAACGGAAACACCACCACCTACCTTGTATGCAAAGCGAATGTTGGATGCGCCTGATTTCGGACAGGTGCCAGCAGCAGGGTTGTAGACAATGCCTGTCTTATTTGGATCGAAATTCCAAGACCAGCAACTGGCATAGTCAGAAGAGCTGGACGTTTTAACAAAGTCTGCTTCGGCGTGTTCTAACATCCCGCCGAACCCTGCTAAAACCGAATGAGTGTTTGATCCCGACTCCACCCACTGAACCCAATGCTCTCTGCACGCCAATGCCGCAGACTCAGCGGTGCCGAAGTTATTGCGGCATTCAGAAGCAGCACCATTCCCAGTAGCTGAACACGTCGCATCACCAAGCCCAGCGTTAGACCCATAAGCGATGACCCCAGTGCCTCCGATGAAGTTGTTCGAGACATCGAAACGGTCAGTGCTCCCAACAGCTCGATAGGCAAACCCGCTGCCGCCACTCGAACCCACGATCGTGTTGCCCTGCACTAGACCGTCCTGTGCGCTCTCGATCTGGATGCCCACCGATGTGCCGAGCCCGCTCATGTCAATATGGTTGTTCGCGATCCTGAAATCAGTGAGCTGGGTCTCGGAGACTGAACCGATGTGTATGGGGTTGCGAACATTCCGAAAAATATTCCCTTCAATCGTGTAATCACTTCTCTGCGTGTTGTCGGCGTAGATATTCAGCCCCCTTGTGCTGCCACTAGAGTAGTCACGCAGATCATTGCCAATCATGCGGAAGTTTGAACCCTGCTGAAGCGAGACTGCCCGCATGTTGGTTTTTAGTCCAGCGGTAGGAGTTGGCCCCACTGACAGCTTATTGCCTTCCACGGTCACGTTATCGGCAAGAATCGCAAACACTGCGTTGACTGGACCTACGACGGTGTTGTTGCGGATAGTCGTATTGTGGTTGGCCGTGCGAATAGCGCCGCTGTTAATTGAAGCGGTGGCGATGTCAGGGTGGACGTGGATGTAATTGTCCGCGATCAAAACATTCTTGAACGAGGGTGCCCCGTTTTGACTGAGTTTGATTACGTTGAATGCCGTGTTCGCCTGCCCAACCAAAAGCCTGTTTCCGATAATGTCGAGATATGCCTCATCAGTGTCGGCTGCTGCGCTGGACGCATTGACCCTGCCCAAGTAAGGGAGTCCCGCAGCTCCGCCCATATCCGCAAATAAGTTGCCCACGATCCGGGTTGTAATTGTCGCTGTGCTGCCTGACCCAGTGCGGTATCCGGTCCAGCCCACCGCGCCGTTGGCGTGTCCTGCCACGTCATTATTACTGATCGTGAGGTGCGGACCTTGAGCGACTATCGCCCACCTTGGAATGTTTCCGGGGATCGGTCGGAGCTTGTTGTTGTCAAACGTAACTGGGCCACCGACCTCGTAATCAATGTCGAGCCAGCCCGAGTACACACCCCCTGAAATCGTCACGTTCGTAATCGGGTGGTAGCCAAAGAATGCTTTGATCCTAAAGGCAGAGCAGTTATTTACCGCGCAGTGCCTTGCCTCCGGTCGAATATTGTAGATGCCACCAATAATGGACACACCTTCGATGTATTGCCCAAGAGGATTCAAATCACCTGTAGAGCCATTGCCTGCAAGACCCGTTGAAATATCCCACGCCGCCCCATACTCCCCGCCGCAATTGATGTCGCGCACCGTAGTATTAAGAGCCCGTCCGTTCTTGCCAGCCGCCCCGATATTCCAGCAATTGCCGGTGGTGTAGGGTGGCTCGGAAGCCGCGCCAAAAGTCGACACTGCTTGCCCTAACGTGGATGAAGTGTTCACGAACGAGTAGGTCTTCCAGATCTTCATCCGCTCCAAAAGCGTGCTTGCACCTTGGGAAATTACGACGCCGCCGTGCTGAGCGTCCAGAATCTGCATGTCGTGCAGCCAGTGATCCGCCTCGGGTGCGCTTACATCCACGCCTTCGTCACCCATGTTCTCGATCGATATATGATGGATGTTCATTCGAGAGCCACCCACATAGGAGCCGATTCCGTGGGTTTCCTCGCCTGCCCCCCAGCCACATACACCCGGAGCCTGCCCCCCCGGATTTACTGAATCATCGACGCAATCCACCCCAGAGTGCTGGAACATCGCATCATCATGCAACGTCATGTAGGCAATCTCAGTGTCGAAATCGTCGTACAGTTTGGTGATGATGCACTTACTATCGGATTGCGTACCAACCCACGCACCCCAAGGTGTGGAGTCCACAGGCTTGCCGTCACCGCCGCGCAGCGAGCACTGTGTCACAGCAGTTCCGGTTGCCACGTTACCGTTACATGCAAAGACCTCGAACTCCCGGTCATTGACTTCAACCATGCCCGCACAGTTTCGGATGTGAACCCTATCACCAGTCTGCAGATGTGAATCGGCAAAAGCTGCAGCTACTCCTGTGCCGGTGTTCGTAGTGAATACGGGAGGGCTGGCGTTGCTGAATGAATTGACCTGAGACCCGTTGTTGTTCGTATGGCTGTTCACGCCCACCCGAATGTTGCTTGAGAGCGTGCTAGTCAGCGCGTTGAAGTCCGTCACGGTAATAAGGTTCTGCCCAGATGAAGAGTTTGCAAGCAGCACCGTTTTGCCTACCCCAGCACCATAGAACTTGATGCCATTGGGACAGGTGTCGGCCACGATACGAACCCCGGAATAGAATATGATCCCGGTGGCGGGGGCGGTGAACGGGAAGCTGCCAGAGCCAACAGCACCGACGCGGTAATGCCCCTCACCCAAATAGGCAATGTCGTAGTTGTTGTCGCAGGCGTATTGAATCGCGGCATTGATCGCAGCAGCATCATCAACACGGCCTACAAGCTGCGGGTCAGGGATCACAGACACCCCAGCCCCAGATGGGATCGTGAGTCCAGAGCCCGTGGGCGGGTTGTTGATCTCAAGCACGCGGGCCGAGGCTACGCCGCCAGACGATGTTGGGACGTTGCATGTAGTTTCCCCACTCCCATTGGAACAGGTAATGCCAGCACCAGTGAAATTAAGAATTGGCGTTGCTACCAGGCCGGAACCTGCGTTTCGGATCGCGTGCCCGCTAGATCCCACTGTGCAAATAGTCTGCCCGGTTCCGTCTTCGCAGTCGATGCCAGCTCCGTCAAAGCTAAGCAGTGCTTGAGCGGGAAGATTAGTTGCTGTGCCCACGTCGCGGATGGTGTGGGCTGATCCGTCGCCGACTACACCACCCCCACCACTGTTAGGTGCAGCGAGTGACTGGCTTACGACCAGGAAGCAAACGCCGAGGACAAAGACTATCAGCCCCGCAAGTGCTCCTGTTCTGAACGCGATCATTGATTTGCTCATTCAATCTCCAACTGGTGGGTTTGAGGATATCACCGAGATGTATGCGCTGCCTGTAGGGCTGACTGTCGGCGATACCAATATCTTCGCAGGGCCATCAACGTCCCAAATCGTTTCGGTTGCAGAACTCATAGTTCCGAGCAGCGTGATGGCATCGTTAAGCCCTGGAACAACATTTGACCTGTTGTGCGTAAGGATCTTGATCTGGACCCTGCCCACAGTGTCAGGTGTTGCGCCGAGGCTGTTTGTGTTCATGTGAATTCTGACCCTCGTGCCTGACGCAATCGTCAGCCAGGATGAATCGACAAGACTTGGGTTGACGATATGGAAGTACGCATCGCGATACCTTTGGTCGACAACCAAATTGCCCCCCGTCAGGTCAGTGCCTGCTCCGTCAATGCCGCGCTGCCAATCGGCAGACGCTGGCATCGAAAAGATAAGCAGTACAAGTAGCGGGAATATCATATTCATTCTTTTCTCCTGTTTGATCATGTTTTGGGTAGGCCCCAAAGCTTCGCGGTTCCAGAGAACCCAGACCCTGAGGTGTCCGTTTGGAACATCCGTATTTGGAATCCATCGATGCTTGATTTAAAAGCGGAACCAATATTCGTGATCACGGGCTGTTCGTCCATCATGTACCATGACGTTACGCCCATGCGACCGTAGGCAGTGTTCCCGTATCGATGCGAGTATGTGGAAGTGCCGGTCCCGCTCATTATTCCCGGCTTGAACCCGCCTACGTCCGTCGACCCAGCGACGTATCCACTGACGCTGAGCCTGACGGTTCCCGACAGTGCGGCCTTGGCGGTGTTCTCGACAATGTGGGTATGTGATCCGATTACCCAGCCCCGGCCTGGAAAGCTGTTGATATTGAGGGCCGCCGTCGACTGGCTGAACCTCGGGTTGGTGGCCGCCGTTAGGTTTGCGTCGTTATAGCTTGACCAACTCCTGAGAAATTCCTGTACGCTGGTAGGTCCGTGCGTTACAGTCTCTATGTGGTTGTATGCAGTCGCTGTACCACTTGCTAGCCGCTGCAAAAAGTAGATCACGCAATACGCAGACTGCGTTGGCTGGAGCCCAAACACTTCGATCTCTATCGAATCGTGATTGCTGAAAACGTCCACACTTTCCAGGTCCAAAACAAAGGAATTCACTCCTACGGTTTGACTTGCCAGCAGCACCTTACTGCCTGGTCCCCCGGTTCCGGGTGTTCCAGGTGAGCCTGCGGCTCCATCAACCCCATCGACTCCGTCAGGCCCCGCAGCTCCATCAACTCCGTTGGTTCCGTTGGTTCCGTTGGTTCCGTTGGTCCCGTCAGCTCCGGGTGTTCCGCTTCCGGGGGTGCCTGCAGCTCCATCGACGCCATCAACTCCGTTGGTCCCGTTGGTCCCGTCAGCTCCGGGTGTTCCGGGTGTTCCGGGCGTTCCGGGTGTGCCTGCGGCCCCATCAACTCCTGCGGCACCATCAACTCCGTTGGTTCCATTGGTCCCGTCAACTCCCGCAGTGCCGTCTGGTCCAGGTGGCCCGCCGGGTGTTCCGGGTGCGCCGTCAGCGCCGTCTGGACCGGGTGGCCCGCCGGGTGTTCCATCGACTCCATCGACTCCATCGACTCCGTTGGTTCCATTGGTTCCATTGGTTCCGTTGGTTCCGTCAGCTCCGGGTGACCCGTTACTTCCATCCAGTCCTGCGGGTCCATCAACTCCTGCGGCCCCGTCAATTCCGTTAGTTCCGTTGGTTCCATTGGTCCCATTGGTCCCGTTGGTTCCTGCGGCCCCATCAACTCCGGTATCTCCGGGGGTTCCAGGGCTGCCTGCGCCGGGTGGTCCAGTGAGTCCGTCCGGTCCGGGCCCACCGACATTCCCTGGACCGCCCGGTGGCCCAGCAGAACCCTGCGGGCCAGTGTCCCCAACTGTTGTGAAAGGCAACGCTACAGGCGCTACTTCAGCGCCAACAAAAGTCCTCAGACAACTGCTTACATCTTTACGCAGTGATTGCATCGAGCGGACAATTCTGTCTAGCTGAACCTCCTGCGCGGCAGGGTCAGCCGATGCGTTGAATTTAGGGTCAAGCTTCTGCGTCAGGTTGGGATCGATCCAGGCCACAAGCTTCTGATTAGTATTCATGGGGACATCGTATGGGGCCGGAGATCCAACCCCTGGGTATGTGATCTGGATGCCCAGATCCCCATTGACACCTAGCAGTGTGTAGTGAGTGTTCAGTATCAGCTCAATAGGCTC